CGATACCGAGTACATCGTCAAGATCGAAGTAGATTGGAATGAAGGTGGAACTATACAAGATAACTGAGACAGAACTATTCAACATCTTGCGTGACTCGTACTACCCGGACCTACTTAGAACAGACGATACATACTCGGCAGGAGACTGCTACTCAGACGACTTCTCGATTATCATCGAACTCAAGTGCCGTCAGACGCACTACGATAAGTTGATGATCGAGAAGCTCAAGTACGACAGACTCAAAGAACTAGCAGATTCGATGGGGTATATCCCTATTTACATCTGCTCTACACCGGAGGGTATCTGGGAGTTCAACCTCGATACACTCAAGGTGGAATGGACTGAGCAAGGCAACCTACCTGCTACTACTCAGTTCGAGAACACGGATAAGGTCAACAAGATGGTCGGCTTCCTGCCTATCAGCGCAGGCAAGTCGCTCTTTCCTGACTGGCCCGAGTCCCTTCAACCCGAAGACGAATGGTTCGTCGACAACTTCGAGAAGTTCTACGCCGAAGATGCTTGGGTTGATCCTGCTGAGCAGGAACTAGGAGAGCCGAAGGATTACTCGTGGTAGTCCTCGGTCTCTTCTCCCTCAGGCTTGTCGATATCTTCGTCCAAGTACGGACGGAACCCACCTATCTTATCGATAAGCTTCTTGACGGCACGCTTGTGGCGCATTCTCGCTGCGCTCTCTGTGCCTAGAAACATATAGTTCGCTATCTCTGCGAACTCTAGTGACTCTGCGTGGCGGAAGAATAAAATCTTTCTATCCTCCTTGGAAAGTTTCCAATACGCAGAGTCCACTTCTAACATCATCACCATCAGATTACCACCCTCGGAAGGGGCTTGAGTCCCCGATAGTTTACCGAGGTTCAACTTATGAGCCCTCCCATATTCGCCACGCAAGACGGCAGGGAGTAGTGCCTCAACCAAATCCGCATCATAGTAATACACATCAGACACATCATAGCCAACGGTCTTGGCTTTCCATCTCTGGCAATAATCCAAGGCTTCATTCCTGAGGGAGCGATAGATCAAGTTCTTGGCATCCTTCTCGCCGATAGATTCCCAATGGTCAAGCTTATTGGGGTGCTCGAGGAACCACTTGTAAAGAGCCTGCCGTATATCCTCAAGCTCTACCATATCGAACTTCTTGTGGTACTCCGTTGCTACCGCAACGACTACATAGTCCCAGCGTTCGATTCGCTCCCAGTCCATATCACTTCCACACTCTGCTCTCGAATACGAATGAGCCATCCATATTCATCGGAACAATAGAAGGCGTTACCTTCTTCCCGTCCACGAACAGGACACCGAAGCCCAACTGCCACGTGAATAGTCCACCCTTGATATACTTGGCGTGCTTGAAATCCATCAGACATCCGACTTCCATACCCCATACGGTGCGTGGAGTACTGCCATAGTAAGACTGCGTAAAGTGTGTCAGTCCCATACGATGCGTGTGTCCACAGACGACACTCATCCCCGACCTCTTCGCTAATCCCAATGCCGTAGCACCGGAGGTAGGTTGTACATTACCCTCATCGCCGTGAAAGAGTAGCCAATTAGGAGCCAGTTCATATGGCTTGGTGTGGTACTCAATACCCAAATCATCCAGCCGTAGGAACCGCTCAAGGGTTAGCTCGGGTAGCCCCAAGAGTCCGGGATTGCGTAGCATCACCGTGTTGTACAAGCGGTCAGTATGGTTGCTGCGAATCATATGATCGATCTTCAACCGCTCAAGGGTACGAGTCGTCTCGTCCCTATCTTGGGAAATACTGCCCTCGTGCTCGAGTGGAGTACCCTTAGCCCAACGACTGATGGTCTGCATATCCATCTCGTCGCCCACCGATACCACCTCATCGGGCTTGTATCGCTTGATGAAGTTCGCAAGCGCATCAACGTGGCGTTGCGAATGGTATGGCACCTGCAAATCAGATACGCAGACAATGACCTTCATTACTTATCCCACTTCCCTCGGAGTACAAGCAAGGCTATGATGGCATAGTTAGCCAAGTCCTTGAATGAATCCTCGATAGGTTCATAGTATGGCTTCTTGTCGGAGTTCTCTCCGAGCAAGTTATTGATGCGTGCAATCTTGTCGTGGATGCGGACACGCAAACCATTCAGCGCACCACCCGGGGCATCAGAGATGTTCTTCGGGCCGTAGTCATTGTGCTTCTTGAGAAGCAAGGACATCAACTCATCATAGACTATTCTGACCTCATCGTCGAAGTCAAGAGTGGCACGTCGAGGAGTATCTGTACTCTTCCGGGTTGCGGGATAACCGTCTTTATAGTTATACCCATCTTTGAAATACTTGCTATAATCTGCCATAGTTCCTCATTCTCCATTCTCGAGTATTCTTCGTAGGCTATCATCCAACTCTTCCATCGCACTATCTACAACTAGGTCTGTGATTACTTCTTCTAACATATTCGGGCTAGTCTCTGCCGTATATAAAGTCATATACGTTGACTCCACTATCTCTATAATGTTCTCTGGCACTTCACGATTCTCATAGAGTGCTTTGAGTAACCCCCCGACCATCAACTTGTAGCCATTCGGTAGGATGAGATATGGGTTGAAGTCCTCATCATCCTCGAGCATATGCTCTACCGCCTCGAATACATTCTGAAACATCTGTCCGCACTCAGGGCAAGGTGGCAGGTCTTTCCTATACTTCTTGACCATCATTTGAGTCCTGCCTTCTCTCTAATAGAGTCTGCCCCATACTTGATGTAGTAGGAGTTGACATCTTCCCCATCTGGGAAGTTTACGATTGTGACTGGGAGCTCCCTCGAGAGCGACGTGGCGAACTCTTTGCCTGGTTGGTCTCCGTCTGCGAAGACATAGACTCTCTCAAAGTCAGCAAGAAGCCGACTATAATGTTTCTTCCAACTATTCGCACCAGGAACACCGACACAAGGAATGCCCACACAGGCGCTAAGAGTAAGAGTGTCAAGCTCACCTTCGCAAATGCCGATGTAATCGCCAGCACGCTCAATGTCAAGGACGTTGTACATCCTAGTATCAGCACCCGTGAGTCCCATATATTTCGGCTCAACAGCAGGATTGAGACTGCGAAAGCGCAGATCAACAACGCCAGACTTAGTAACATAAGGGATACTCAACCTTCCTTGGTATATCTCGTGACCAACCTCAGGCTCCACGACTACGCCTAATCGCGCCAGCCGTGCTACTTCCATTGTTATACCTCTGCTTCTGAGGTAGTCTTCTGCCTGATAAATGTTTTGATTGTATGCTTTCGCTGCTTGTCCCAGTAATTCCTTCTGCAAACCTTTTTGCTTCACGTATATCTATCCCTTCTTGTCCTGCAATAATCTGTAAACTGTTTCCCTGAACTCCGCAGGCAAAGCAGATAAAGACGTTGGTGTCAAGGTTGGCAGTTCCACTTTGATGAGTGTCTGAGTGGAATGGACACTTGAGGTTTGTCTGCCCGTAAGTGCGTCGAATGTTTGCTCCGTAGTATGTGAGCACGTCTCCGATATTCGGTAGGTCATTGTCTAAATTCCTTTTGCCCATTGTTCCAAATCCTGTATAACCCACGACTTCCCAACCCCTAGTCCACGACGCTTGACTATTACGAAGGCTGGAGGTACTTCCCCAATACCCCTAGCCTTCGCATAGTTTACTGCCTCCACTTGCGCCTCTTCCCAGAACGCAGGGAGATCTAGTTTCTGTCGGTTCTTGAGTTCCAATATGTACGGCGAGAGGTTAGTGATGACAACGACATCGCCCTCATCCTTAGCCCCTGCCTTAGACAAGCGCTCTGCCATTAGCTCGTTCTCACGTAGCCACTTCAAGACATCGGTCTCGAACTTGGCACCCTTGCGCTTGTTTGCTGAGCTCATTAGATTTCCTGTCTGACAATTTTAGCAGCGTGATGATAAGTCTTGGCACGAACAGCAGTATCATTGAAGTTGTATTCGTTACTTATCATTGCGTACGTAGCCTGTCTTTCTAAATCGTTGGCTATCTGTTCACGGATGAATCTTTCGAACCTTTCCATAGGAAAGATATCTATACCAGATTTTCCCTCTGTATCAAATTCTGGGTGTGTCATACGTTCTCCGGGATATCCTCTACGAACATATACTCAGGGTTGAATGCTATCCAAGTCATTAGTGTTCCGCCAGCATCGGCTCGACCATAGCGATTCTTGACCGGTGCAACTCCCATACTCGTTCCAACAACACCCAATGTGCATATAAGTGCAGGCAACTGAGCAACCTTACCTTGTATGGCACTACGCGGTTGACAGGGCGTGCCAGGAACAGCTTCACTAGTGTGATGTAGAACAAGAACTGCAGCATTCGTAGCACGAGCAAGGTACTTCAACTCCTTCATAATGGCACGCATCGAAGCGAACTCTTCGCCACCATCGGTGGCAACATCCATCAGGTTATCGACAACAATCAGAACTGGTGGGCATCCCCATAGTTCCTCGAAGGCTTGGACTTCCTCATCAATATCTTGCAGGCTTGGTGCTGACTCGAATGACCAGACGATGTGACTTGACCTGGCAAGTGTTGCCTTCGTCCAACCTACATCGTGGGCGAGCATCTGCTCGACATCACCTTGCGACTTACCCGATATCATCGAAGCAAGGCGCATAGCCATTGTGTGTGCGTTTGTATCTGCGCTAATGTATAGCGTGGGAACTTTCATCTTGAGTGCTAAGGCTAGCGCCAGGGTAGACTTACCTACCCCAGGCGCAGCAGCGAACATCGAGACCTCGGATCGTCTAAGGATAATCTTATTCGATTCGAAAGCCTTGAAGCAGGACGGAAGAGGCTCCCCACCTATACTTGCACGCCCGACTGAGCGGACAAGTGTTCGCATTGAATCTCCTTAGTTGGCTGGCTTACATTGATCGGGTGTGCCTTGCGGTGTTGGGCAAGCCCAGAACGCGTAAGGTTGTCCGGTCTTCTTACTTATGCCTGACCTGTGGATACGGGCGCCGTGCTTGCACGTAGGCGCTGCTGTACTTGAAGCTTCCACTGCCGGGGTCGGAGGAGATAATGGCGGAGGCGTTGTGTTTGTAGTGGAAGTTGGCGTCGATAAAGGGATCGCGGTATACGCTACACCTACCAACTTCGCAGTCGATGCAATCTGGGTGGCGTAGTCGCCAACACCTTCAAGCAAGATGCTCATCTCGTCCACCGTGTTGGCGCGAACATTGATCATATCGCCAGTCGGTGTCTTGTACGAGACTTGTACTTTCCAGTCGTCGTTGTTTGTCATTGCTTTCCTTTCGTAGTGAACTGGCAGAACTCTGTCAGCCCACATCTATTGCAGTTGTTTAGATTAGGTAGAAAAATCTCAGACCTGCGTGCCTTGTCAAAGCCAGCCACGAGGTAGTCTATCATCTCTTCGGTGTAGATTG